GGAGTATTTGGTGGTGTTCCAGGTGGTGTATTCGGTGGTGTATTTGGTGGACTATTAGGTGGTGTGGTAGATGGTGTCACACTAATAGTAGGTGTAATACTAGGTACAGGGGTATTAGAAATAGTAGGAGTTACGCTTATAGTAGGAGTTACACTTATAGTAGGGGTAGGTGTTAGTGATGCTCCTGGTGTACCTGTTATTGATGGTGTAATACTTATAGTTGGTGTAGTACTTGGTGTAATCGATGGTGAGACTGTTATAGTCGGTGTGATCGATGGAGAGACTGTTATAGTCGGTGTAATCGAAATACTCGGTGTTACTTGAGGTGTTGTTGATGGAGTAGGTGTTGGTGGAAGAAAAGTTTCTACTGTAAATGCACAAATAAATGATGCATCAAAATTTTCTATATCAAATAATAGATTAAGTCCTGATTCTTTAGTAAATGTATTGCCGCTGGATAGGCTTTGACTTGAAGCAACTATTAAGCTATTTTCAAATTCTCCGTCTAGTTTTGCTATTTCAAAATTGTGATAATTTTGTATAGCTGATCCTGAAGGGGTAAGTAGGGTTTTAATATAAGACGTACTACCACTAAAAGGAGTATCAAACGCTCCTCCGTCAGCTCCTTTGAACGTTCCTATAGATTTAGAACCAGTATGTACTGGTTGAGTTAGTGATCCTGATACTTGTTTAGCTTTACTTCTATTTAATGCATTTGGTTTTACTATTATACCTACTGAAGCATTTGATCTTGCAGGTATGTAATCTTTTATAGACTTAAATAAAGTATTATCGAAAAATCTTATTAAGTTAATAAAGTCTCTAATATCGTACCTAGTATTAGTAGCTGTGTAACTATCAATTAATCCTTGTAGTCCTGTATATTTAGGTTCAAATTCATCTGCTGGTAAACCAATATAATCGTCTATGTTTAATCCTCCTGCAGCTGAAGCTGAGTTGTATATCTGTATATTTTCATTATCGGCAGTTGAAAATCCAACCTCTAAGGTATGTCTTGTATTTGATCTTTTTACCCCTGCTTTCATTATTGAGGTATCAGGAGAAAGAGTATCTCCTTCAACTTTAGAACCTGTAAATTGAACGTAAATACTATCTAATGAAGATGAAACTAAAGCTAAGGAACTAGTTATATTTTCTTCAGGCGAAAGATAAACGGTGTCTGCAGTAGAAAATTCATTTGGAGCTTCAGTATTACCGTGTAATCTTATAGTAAGAATATCAGATGGAATACCGTAACAGTTAATTAAAGCTCTTAAACCTCTCTCAGTTCCTTTAGACTTTACTAAATAAGGTAAGTTATGATATAATCTTTTGTATACCTCTTGAGTATACGATTGTTTTGGCATTGGCTGTAAGTATGCATTACTACCTGCTGATGCAGTCACATGTGTAGCTGCTGCATTAGAACTACCTGAAGTGTATGCTTGTCCTGTAAAGTAGCTAAATAAATTCTCTAAAGATTCATTACTTGAATATAATTTTACTCCGAAACTTCTTAGTGCATCTCCTACTAGGTCTTTAGATATACCAAAATCTAATCTATTATCGTTATCGTATTTGTCGGTGAGAGCTTTTTGATATACCCATATATTATCAAAATGCTGACCAAGCATAAATATAAAAGTAAGTAGTTGATTATTATCAGCATCTTCTCTTATAAAAGAAGGTATTGAATTGGTAAGAGAATTAAAATTAGAAGTATCGAAGTTAGATGCTGAAGCTATATTACTGTTAAACCAAGTGGTAGTTGATGCTTCACTACTGCTAACTAAAGTATAAGGTCTAGAAGTATTAGACTTAGGCCATGAATAAGAACCGCTTTCATAATATAAAAACCTATCGTAGTGATCAAAATTATTTATAACTCCAGTTACTAAAGATTCAAAATGCTGTATACTACCAGTTACCTGTAGGTTATCAGCGCTTTGTGAATTTAAAGTTGCAATACTACCACTGTAAGATTCAAGTAATTGAAGTTTGTATTTGAAATTTCTTAATCTTTCTTCAGCAGATCCAAAATGAACAAATTCGTTATAGTCGTTATGGTCTATACTTACTATTGAACCGCTTTCATTAGTTAAAGACATTAACTCATAAAAAGAGCTTGATATAGGATAACTAAATAATTCATCTAAATTAAAAAATTGACTAGGAGTACCGCTTAAGTCTTCTGTATCTATATCAAAGTTAGGACCAGCTAATTTAGGATAAATCGTTTCTTCAGGTATGACTTCACCTTGTATTTCATAAGCTAGAGAATCGCTTATAAACTCTACTATACTACATGTATCCCTGGTACTAAAAGAGTCTGGTAGAGGATCGTATAGTTTTACTAGTACGGCTCTCTGACCTCTATATTCTTCAGTAGAAATGTTTATACCTACTACATGAGTATTATTTAAAAAGTTTAGTTTAAAATCACTAAAGTATGATTCAGAATCTAAAGCATTTCTTATACCGTTAGTGGTTTGTAGTACAAATTCATTAGGTAATTGAGTAGTAAGTAATCTAACTTCTTTTCTATCTCTTGATATAGATTCAATATAGAATAAAGGATTCTTATTAGAGGGGCTAAATAAATTATTTATAAAATTATAAACTAATCTTACACCCCCAGTATTGTACCCTAATGTAATAGCATCTTGTACAGGGTCTACATTTATAGTAGATTCTCCAGATTTACCTGCTCCTGCAGCTGTTTGTAAAAAAGAGTAACCTTTATAGGTATAATCTGATTTTAATAAAGTACCAGTCTGGCTATAGGCATGAAGTTCTATAGAATTATTATTAACAGAAAAGGTATTATTTACTTTAAAATCTCCAAAGAGTAGAACGTCTTTTGGTTCGAATCTTTGAATATCAGTAACCTGTTCTGGAAATAGAGGTAATACTTTAAAATCTATTTTAGCCATCAGTATTAGTACTTATATTTCGTAGTTGTAATTCTAATATAGTTTCTTGGTTATCTACTAGTTGAGCTCTTAAATTTGTTATTTCATCTAATAGAGGTTGTATTCTTTCATTGTCTTCTTCAAAGTCTACCAGCTCTAAACTCTTTCTTATGAGATATTCATGAGATGTATTACTATTCCTTAAAGGTATTTCAAAATATAATTTATTATATAGCCTGAACAGCTCCTGTACAGTATCATTATCTGCAAGATCTTCAGGAGGAGTAAAAAATTTGAAATCTCTATCTATGACATTATCAAATTCTGGTTTATTAAATACTGTTTTTTGTATTTTTATTTCAGCCATTTTTTACTACTTTAAAAATATTATCCTGATCTATTATTACATCACTACCGTCTAAAGAAGAACTAATTAGCACTTTATAATATCTTTCAGGCTCTAGGTTAGATAAATATAAATCAAAGAAACTTCCATCAGAGTCACAACTTAATTTAGTAAAAGTTGTATCAAAATCTATTATCTTTTCTCCAGTAAATTCATCTTGAATAGCATAAAAACTATTCAATGGCATAGCAAAGTTAGTCTTATAGATAGATCCTGTACTAAAGGTTCTAGTAGGGTATTTAGGTTTACTAGTTACTCTAAATCGTTTCTTGCCTGAATTTGTATATTCTCCTATATTATTATTAATTCCTATAGTAGCTTTATCAGTATCTAAAATACTATTACTTCCTGTGTTAAACGAAGAGTCATCCCATTTAAATTCTAAGTAAGGTCTATATATAGTATTAGTATTTTCTGAAAAATACTGTAACTTAAGTGAAGAAGTAGTTTCAAATTCTAAATCATCATCTAATTTTAAGACAAAACCATTATTAGTTATTGATGATGAATAATGTAATTTTACTGCTGATGTTACATTTATTTCTAAATCTTTAGTATCCGAATAAACAAAAGAAGAAGTAGTTTCTAATTCTATATTATTAGAACCGGTAAACCAAACACCGCCTCCTATTAAACTACCTGAATACGACCCAGTAGTATTTGCTGCTAATACTGATAGCTGCCATGCATCACTTCTGTTTTTATTTCTATGCTTCCATGTTACTCCTGATCTATCTGTTGGTACATCAGCTATCTTACCTACTCCTTTAGTAAATGATTGAGCAAGTGGCCAGGCATATACTGATACAGTTTCAGCTAATTCCGTAGCATTAGCAAGAGAGTAATTTATACTAGCAGAAAAAGAGCTAGCTACTATGTTGTCTAAAGTAGATACTACTTCAGTATTTTTAAATTTTACTAAAATACGAGATGATTCTCCTTTTATAGTTTGATTAGGAAAACTAGCTAATTCTACTATTTCATCTATACCAGCGTTAGATTCTGATCTAAACGAAGTAATGAATGTATCTGCTTCCGGGTATAGTCTGTATACTGCCATTTTAAACTGTTATTATTCTTCCTTTTATATCTGTATCAGGAAATTTTAATTCAAAGAAACATGGATCATAGGAAGGATATATTACATTATTTCTCGTAGCTCCTTTTATATCGTATCCAAATTCTGAGTAATTATCTCCTACTTTGTTAACAATTTCTAATTTTTGAACTGTTTGTACTCCTTTTACTCTATCAATTACAGTAGTAATTCTAGCTAAATTAATAGGTTGATTTATATTTCTGTTAGCTGTTACAAAATACTCTTTTACTTTTTGTATACAGTCTAGTAGTACCTGTCTACCTGTAAAGCTTGGAAGTGCTAATACTTCAAAATTTATTCCTATATTTACTATAAATGCGTCTTTAATATTTAAACTATCTGATATCATCATATATTGAGATAGGTAGTTTTTTAAGTTTCGTTTTAAATTATCGGTAGAGTAGGCAAGATTTTTATTATTATCATATGCTAAAACATAAAGTGATAGAGAGAAGGGGTTATCATTTACAAAACTAGTATTAGTTTCACTAGCTGTTGCTTCATCTTTAGTAACAAAAGTTTTAGCTACGGTTCCGAATCGAGGAGGTAGTGATTGGGCTCTTACATTATAATCTTGCAGTGTTACTGCTCTTCCTTGTTCGTTAAACGACCTAAGGGAGTTTTCTCTTATCTCTTGTACTGTATCTCCATCTTTACCGCCGGTAGCTGGTAGGGGATTATTAAATGCTAGAGTACCAGCATAAGTATCATCTGTAGCTGTAGCTGTTATACTTGACTGTTCAGTGATAGTATTAGCAGGAACATTGGCATTGATTCCTCCTCCTTTTAAATATTTTATAGTAAGTGTAGTGCTAGAGGGGGCTATACCGTAAGTTCTAGTAAATAAAAAATTAGATGGATCATATGAGTGGTCTATTCTTGATATTCCATCTGCATTACCTATACCAACATTAGTAGGATTAGGAATTATAACTGAGTCATCTGATTCACTTATACCTGCTCCAAACTGAATTTGAAGATTACCAGCTGAGTTAAATCTAGTGACAAATCTATATGGTACTTTTTTTAAAGTTAATTTAGTTTTTACTGTATCGTCGGCATCAGTATTAGCGGTTTCATCATAAACAGTTTCTTGTCCTAAATAAGGTACTTCTGTCCAGTTGTTTCCGTCTGAATCAGTAATAGAAAGTACACCTATTATATCAGTATCGTCTACTGTGATAGTTTTAAACTTTTCTGCTGTTCCTATAACTTGAGTAGTAGTTATTACTTCACCTGAAAAAGCTTTTACTTTTTTCTTTAAAGTGTACTCTGCAGGGTTTCCTCCAGCAATAGATGCTACTGTTATAGCTGTAGTATCAAGAGAGCTAGAAAAACTAAAGTCTATAGATTGATCTATTAAGAATGCTGGTTGTCCTGAGGTTGAAGCTTTAAGTTGAGCGTTAGAAGAGACTAATAAAGCTTGATTAAAGTTAGGTTCATAGTCGGTTCCGGTTGAAGCTACATTTTGAGTTACTTCTATTTCTACTTCTGATACGGTAGTAATTTTAGGTCTGTACCCTAAAGTGTATGCCAGTGAATAAAGATTTTCAGGATTTTTAGCGTGCTGTACAAAAGTTTCTTGTAGTTGAGTGTCGGAATAAAAAGATAGAACGTCACCTACATATGCAGCCATCTCTATAAACATCATGCCTGGTGAGGTAGGGGAAAAATCGTTATAGGTGTCTGGGAAATAATTTTTAGCAAATTCAGTTAATGAGTTTTTAAAGTCATTAAAATCTCTGTTAATATATTTTATATCTCTTAATTCTTTCATTATACTTCAAAGTTAATTGCTACAGTATCTTCTATACCCGTATCCTGTATTGTATACCTCATACTAAAAGTTACAGTATTGGTGTCAGGGCTAGGTTGTGTATTTATTTTTAATGGAAAAACTTGAGGAAAAAAATTTTTTAATGAGTCTCTTATTTCTCCATCTAATTGATCTACATTTTGTTGATCTATATTTTCAAAAAGTAAATTTCTAAGACCGGTACCAAAAGTTGGGTTTAAAAATCTTTCTCCTTTACCGGTTAAAAAAAAGTTTATAAGATTATTTTTTACAGCATCTCTTGTAGTAAAAGTTGAATTAAACACTCCAAGCCCGGTAAAGGGTAAGGAAACTCCTATAGCTTTACGAGGCTGTCGATCTAATGGATTAATTTTTTTTGCTTCAAATGCCATTATACTGGTAATCTATTTTTATCTTTTTTGTACGCAGCGTCTAATACGCTTTTTGCTTTACTAACAAAGTCTAATTTACTTATATCTATTCCTGGCATAGGACCGCTATTTTCAGTTAATCCCATTTGATTAGCTAAAGTAGTAGTAGCTGCTGTACCTGGATTAGGTGCTTGTGCGTTTACTATCTGCTTAAAATCATCGCTAGTCATTTCATTAGCTGTCTGATTAAGCATTTCTTCTAGTGGAACTGTTCCTGTATTAATCTTGCCTGTAGACCAGGTTTGTTTTAAATCTTTCTGTACAACTGGTTTATATTCGTTAAAC